ATATTTGGAAAGTCTAATTACAGAGATACTGCAATTGCATTAAATCCAGAAAGCTTATATAGAAAGAATTTTATAATACTGGATTCACGCTACCGTATATTAAATAATTCAGTTTCAAGCCCGATAACAAACTTTTCATGGGCTTACGTTTTGCAGTCTATATCAAATTCACAGGGAACCGTTAGTTCTATTGGAAATGTTAGGGACGTAATGGCTCTGCGTATATACCCATGTCGAATACCATATGTAAAATCAGCAGATAATAAATATTCACGAGTATCAATACTTATAAATGAAATATCGTCCCAATCGTTTATTGCTCATGAGAATACTAATTTCCATTTTATGTTAAAATCGGTAGTTGATGATACATTTATTAATTTAGATACTCAGGATTATAATGACGGATATTACTATTTCGAAAAGCCTATAACATACATGCCAAGCATAACATTAAGTTTTGGCTCGCCAATTGAGAAAATATCATTTGATAATGATAGGGATTTATGTACAATAGATTGTTTTAGTATACAACCATTAACTAAAATAACAACAGGTTGGCCCACAGCAAACCCGCATAATTTAAAAAATGGCGACACAGTATATTTTTCTAATTTTAAAGTTGCCAGTGTAGACCCCATACTTGTTGAAGAAAACGCAATTAATGAGGCATTAACTAATAGCGTTAATAGAATTGAAGGGTGGATAATATCTGTTATTGATAGCACTAGCTTTTCAATAGAATTAGACATGACAACTATACAATCACCAACTGCCGATGTAGTGTTTGATGTTTATTATGGAAGCAAGCGAATGTTCATACCATTGGAAATAACATTCATAATGGCAGACTATGATAATAAATTATAATTCCGTTTTTAAAAAAATAAAATATAATATAATGTTAGACCAAATTATTGCTTATTTAAATACTACTAAATATAGATTTTGCTCTATTATATGCATTATTAGCATAATAATATTACTATGCTTTCAAGAAAGTACTGAAAACTATACCGGGGACATAGAAACCGAAATTAAAAAAATAGTACATAGTCGGAAAAAACCAATTATAGAAAAAATGATTAACGCATGCAAAGACGGGCTTGTTAAGGGAGCCATCACCGGATGTATTAATGGCGGGTTCACAGGGGCTGTTACCGGCAGCGCCATATTTGCAATAGCTAATCCTATTTATATTTATGTAAATGAAATGTAATAACGCACTTAAGTATCTGAATCAACAAACTTAATAAAGTATTCTTTTAAACTATCTTTTTCTGATTGATTATCAGAATATATAGGAATACTGCAATCATTGGGAATACTGCAATCATTGGGAATACTGCAATCATTGGGACTACTGCAATCATCATCACTTTCATCGTATATGTATCCAATTATTGTACTCATGGTTTTAATATTACTTGATATTATTCAATTTTTTTTATATACGTCAATAAACCAACTTTTTTCATTGTTTGGTATATTTAATGTATACGGAATAGTAGCGCAACTGGCGCAAATCGGAGCACGCGTAAGGCCTTTTACTAAATATAAATATTGGCCGGTTGGCAGTTCGCACTGATGCGCGCCAAAATGGCAAACCATTGGTTTCCAGATGTTGTTACTCATGATTGTTTAATTGTTAAAACATATTCAATTTTTTTGAGAATATGTTATAAAAACATAATAACATAAGTTTATAAAAATGAAAGATAACGAAAAGATTCATCGTATGTTTAATGTTGCCGAAAGGCCTGTAATGGAGCTGATATGCAGTCTTTTAGATGAAACCCCTGATATTGTATTTAAAGACCCCATTACCGATATTACAGAGTCGTTGGTAATTTCATTAGATAAAAAAGATGTTTGTTTAAAATTAACTATAACTAACGTTAAAAACTCCGATGTAACTGACCCAACGCTACTTAATAGTATTATAGATAAACAACTTGTAAAGGAAAGTATTGGATTTTTATGGTATTGCGTCAGAGAAGTATTTTCTGCTACAGTATTGGCTTCAATGATTAATAAAAAAACCATGGGAAATATTGTTATTGAATTAAACGAAAGCAACTGGAAACTATTCCCAAGATATCTAAATGACTTATCATTTAAGGTGCGTATACTTGAAGATATGGGAAAGAAAATCGCATCGATAAGCCCTGAAAAAACTGATGAATTGCATAAAATTTATACGGAAATATGCGAATTAAAAAATAAAATAACACCTGAAATGTTAAATAATGATAACACTGTATCGGCATCATTTAATTCATCTTTATATATTCTTGCTGAGGAAATACGAGTTGACGATTTACCAAAGCACTCGGAACCGCACTCGGAACCGCATTCGGAACCATATGATATTACGAATAATGTTGAAAAGTTATTTAATTAGATAACCATGTATAAATAGGATAATATATTTCATTCATATATAATACTATATCATGAATTTGTAACGCCATTTCATAAAACTCACGTCCTTTAAATATAATATGAGTTAAGAAATTTTTGTATTCCAGTTCATTATCTTCTAGACTTGTAGATATATCATTAAGCGCTTCTGTTAACTCAGGTAAGTATTTTCTATTTATCATATCTAATACATGACCTTTTTCGTCTGGAGTGAGCTTTATGTTTTTTTTGGTCATATGACCTTCATCGCGGTTAAGGCATACTGTTTTTGAAATTAATCGCCAAAAATTATCATCAGCTGATAATATGTTCAATGGTTGGGTTGCTATATTTACAGCAGCCGGTGGTGCAGTTACAACTTGTCTCGTTTGAAGTCTAGGTAAACGCAATGGACTAGGCTGTATCTGTGTTTCTATATTTACGTTTGCATTAAGAGGTAACGGTGAATAATCTGGTTCCAATTGCATATGGAACAATTCAACTGGTTCGACATTTTCGACCTCTTCGTCGTTTTCAAAATTAACATTTTCTATACTACCCCCATTATAAATTATGGTTTTTAGAAATGCTATATTTTTTTCCCAATTAAATTCAGTTTTTCTACAATTACTTCTAAATATATATTTATAATAAGCTTTTGTATATAATTGGTATAAACCGTGTCCTTTTTTGCGAATTTCAGGCATTGAAAATCTATATAAAATTTATAAACGATATAGAATATAAATATTTAATTCAATTTTTAAAAGATGAATATTATTGAAGGACAAATTATATTTCATAGAGAAATGATTAAATTGCATATGGAACAATTAAATAAGTTAATTTTAGCATTGCCACCAGTATTGCCACCGGCTGAACCACCATCATCGCCACAAGCATCCGAGCCACCGGCATTGCAAGCATCCGAGCCACCAGCATTGCCACCAGCATTGCCACCGGCATCGCCACCGGCTGAGCCACATCAAAAAATTAATAACTTAAAGGATGAACTCGATAACGATGACATATGGGACAGAATTAAAAATATACATGAATCTAAAATGCCAAAACCAGATATGAGAAGTGGCCAGCCCGTCGAGCAGCCAGCAACTGCTGTAAAAGTTAGTAGACTTTCTAAGTTTACTGAAGCAAAGCAGAACCAAATTATTAAAAATATATATGAAAAGGCCAAAACGAATATAGAAAGACTGGCCGAAATAGACCAAGAACTATCCCAAAATATGGAAGAAACCATTAATCAGGAGGCAGACCGCCTACTGCAAAGTTATTTGAACGGCTCATGATGTTGCGATTAATTTATATTTCTTGTCGGTTTTAACTGACAGTTCTGGATAATATGATGTTCGTTTAATTTGCTTCAATGAGATTTCTAATTTTTGGGCAATCTTTTCATCGAAATTAATTCCAATATATTGTACGTTGGAATTGGTCGTCATTATTTTTTTTAGTTTTTTACTTTTATCAAATATAAGCTGACCCCTCTCATTAAATTCTTTTTTATCTATAGATTTTAAAAATAATAATATTTTAATGACCCACAGTTCAATAAATAAAAATCGCTGCTGCACAAATATATTTCCTATTTTAAAATTATATTTGTTTACTTTAAGATTAGTATAAGGTATCAACTCATAATTTCCGCAGTTATATATATCTATTATTTTTTTATCCACTATACTGCTGCCAAACGTTGGATATTTAATGAAAAATGTATATTTTAGAATACGGTTATCTTTTGGTATGTATAATTTTTTTGTTTTATAATAAATGCCGTATGGTGTATATTTACTCAGAAAATTTGATAGATTTAAATAATCGTTTTCTATACTATTTTCTGATATTATTTGAATATTGCCCGCATCCACAGAGCCTTCTATTGCGTTAAATGCTAAATCACCTACTACAACATAATTTTCGCCATTTATAAAGTCTAGCAATGATTTTTTAATGTAGTCGATATCTAAATTGCGTTTTACGTTACAATCTTTGCAGCTGGCCCCGCCAATTTTATTTTTTATTACTTTATTATATAATATATTTTCAGTTGATGCTAACGAGGCCCATTCTTCATTAAAATTAGGTAAATATAGTTTGTGGTATATGTCAATCAACTCCAGCTCAGATGGGAAATAATAAATGCCGTTTATAATCTTTGGGTTTATAAATGATTTTAATTCCACAATATTCTTGTACTGGTCTATTCTATATATTTTAATTAAATTTCGCATATTAAATAATATATCATATTCCTCGTTGGGAATAACGCATGTTAATTGGACATATTTACCATAGTTTTCATGAATTATATTAGATATAGCGGTCGAAACTTTTCGCGTATGTATCGCATAAATAATCATATTCGTTTCGGGCGCATCAATAATTGAACCCTTGAGTTTATCGGCATCGCTGAAAAATATAGTGTCCATGCTTAGTTTGCCTTCAGTTATCTCAGTTCGAATTAATTCAAATATAGGTTTATATTTATCTCTATCAGTTTTGATAAATTCATTGTTTGCGTCATCAATAATAGATTCAAAAAAAGTAGAATCTAATATAGTTTTAAACATATTATTATATAATTATAGTTATTTAATAAATTATTTTTATATAAGTTTCTGATATATGGAAAATATACTGCATCAATATTTGACCAAGCTGCGAATTATTAGTAAAATTCCGGAAAATGGCAGACTGGATACGACCAAGAATGATTTAAATATTTATAATAACACAATAATAGATTGGTGTTGGCGCAAATTAAGTGGCGATTCAAAGGAGTGTACGGCCAAATATCTTGTAGAGTTATATCGAGAAATTAACTCATTTTCTGAGCAAATAAAATATAATATAGTAACAGAAACCGAATCCACGCAAAAAAATAGAAAACTAACAATGCTAGTTTCATTAACCGAAAAAATAAAAGAATCATTGATGGGCGTGCGCAACTTAATTAACACATATAAAACGTATCTTAAAATAGTATCAGTATTGGAGTGTTTAGAACAAGATATAATACTGCCGCAATATTATTCATTAAAGAAATTTATTCCGGTCGAGTTTCATACAGAAATTTTAAAGTCTGAAATAACCCATGCCTATATAAAAATGAGTACTGGATTTGCTTCATTTGAGTAGTTTTTTTTTATTCAAAATGCCACTTTATTTTTTCAAAATGCCACTTTATTTTTTCAAAATGCCACTTTATTTTTTCAAAAGTACAATAAAAAACCCGATTTTACAAATTGAAGTACCAGATATAACATGTCTTCTATATAATATATTTTTTTGATACCTTCCAATAAATATTCAATATTTTCCGGGTCGCCATCTTCCTTATTTATTACCGAGAATTTCGAAATCCATTGAGTTTTATTGTAAGATAATTCAATAAAGGGCGAATGCATTGGGTCAATCCAGCTGTATACATCAATTATGTTATTATTTTTTATTAAATAAATAGTTCCTAAAAAGGCATTTATAGGCAAATCTTTTTCAGTTGCCTGTTTCGGTAAATTATGGCGCCTGATATTTTTGTTAGTTATAAACAAAGATGCTTTTTGATTTATTTTTTTCGTTTCATAAATATCTTTTTTAAGTTTGGATATAAACTTCATTTTATAATGGTTTAGTTTTAATTTTTAACTTAAAAACTTGGAAAAAAATAATATTTTTGTATATTATTAATTTAGAAATATTATATTTACGATGAGTCTTCATCTGCGTTAACGTCTTCCTCTTCATCTTCGGCATCGTCTTCTGCGAGCATTTTATCTCTAATCTTGTTCTTTTGAGCCTTGGTTAAGGTTTTGTATAGAAGCGATGCCTTTACTTTATTTCGAGCAACGCCATCTTTCTTGGCTGCAATTTCCTCTGCATTTGCATCAAATACCGTATCGCTCTGCTCTTGGTCTAAAATATCATCAAACAATGATGGGTCATTACTGTAGGTTGTTTTAAAATATGTCATAATATTTTTTACCTTATCGTCATCAGCTTTTTCAACCTTGGGTTTTTCAGCTTTTGGCTTCTCAACCTTGGGCTTCTCAGCTTTTGGCTTCTCAGCTTTTGGCTTCTCAGCTTTTGGCTTCTCAGCTTTTGGCTTCTCAGCTTTTGGCTTCTCAGCTTTGGATTTTTCAACATTGGGCTTTTCTTCAGCATCTCCAGTATTGGGCTTTGCTCGACCCTTTGGCTTGATTTCCTTAGGTTCGGCTTCAGTTTCATCTTCTTTCTTGGTAGTAGTTCGAGGCTTCTTAACTCCAATATTAAGCATTTCATCAAACTTTTTACTCATGTCTGTAGATAGTTGCAATACATTGTTTAATAATTCAATAATCATGGCATTTTCACTCTTTACTTCATCGATAACTGCCTTATGCGAATTTAAAGTGTTAATAATTGTTGCAAGTGATGTTTTAATTTGAGTATCGCTCATCTTGTATAAACAGTATTTAAACTTTTGTTTAGTATGAATTACATAAAATAAAAATTCAATTTTGAAAAAAAAATAAAGTGTCATTTTTGAAAAAATAAATAATAATAAATACTATCTTTATTGAATGATATCCTTAACAGCTGCGTCACTTACATTTTCATATGTAAATGGCGTAAGATTTCGGCGTATACCTACATTCATAGTTTCCATTTCTTGCATAAATAACTTGGAACTCCAGCTCGTGGGGACCGCTGCAATATCAGCATTGTCCTTACAATACTTACATTTATAAATATTCTTTTTAACATTAACTATAGCTGCTTTGCCGCATCGGCATATATACTCTGTGAATCCATCCGAATGGTCAAAGAATTTCTCTTGTAAAAATTTCGATGACCCATGCGAACATATAACATCTCTTTCCATTTCTCCAACGCGAATGCCTCCACCGGAAGCTTTACCGTCGAGGGGCTGCCTGGATAAAACATCTGACGGCCCCTGACTGATACTGTATACTGCATCAACAACGAATTTCTGTAATCTTTGATAATATGTCGGCCCCATAAATATCATACAGTCTATATGCTCGCCTGTTATTCCGCTGTATAATCTATGATATCCATATCGATGCATACCAAGTGATTCGAGTTCATTGCCCATAGATTCTATATCTACATATTTAAATATAGTTGCATCCATATGGGTTCCTTTCATTGCGCAATAGTTTCCATTTTGACTTTCATATAATTGACCAATAGTCATACGTGATGGAATAGCATGCGGATTAATAATAAGCTCAGGCCTAATGCCATCCTTTGTAAATGGCATGTCTGAATCTCTCAATAGAATACCAGTTACTCCCTTCTGCGGAGTACTCCTATACTTTCATATAGGATTGGACTATACCTTAAGCTATCTCAGGTTGGTTAAACCATCATTGACAACCGACACCCTTTACTAAACAATGTTTTAAAACTAAACATCATTTAGGCGTAATTACGCAGTCTCTGAACGCTTCCCATGTCTCTTACCTTAACGAGATTTAGGGCTACGATGCGGATTATCCATTTTTAATTATTGAGCTTTCAATAATTTGCATCATGTAAAGTTTTTACCATACTCAAGTCGTTACACTTGATGCCTTTTATTTGTTTTCAAACTAAGGCGGTATTTACATGCTTTAGGAACTTCCCGCAATTGAGGTGTCTTGCCCTTATTGAAAGGACTAGGCAGATGTCACCATCCACCTCGAGCCAGAAGAAATCAAACCCGCTCTGCTACTATTGCCAGTCCATACATATGTAAAATTTCTACGCGTTAGAAATACATGATTTGGAACTGTTAAACAATATAACATTCCTGTATATTCAAATATATCTTCAACACTCGTCGCGCCACCAACAAGTGGTTCTTTAAATTTGTTTTGGTCGCTGATAACTACCGTGTTATATTTATCTATTTTAATTTCAGCCGCTTTTTCAGCCATAAATGCAATTATTTGAATTTCGCTAGCAACATCTAATTCGGTGCGATATTCAATATTTGATTCGGCGTCCGTTTGGCTCCCTAATAGGATAGCATTAAGCAGCAGGCAACTCTGTCGCTTGCTCAGGCTAAAACACCATTCGGGAATATTTGAGCATTTATTAAGATATTCAGCAATTTGGTAATCATAAATGTATACGATAAACTGCTCTTGTTCAAAGATATACGGCAATATGTTTAATCGCTTCAATACATCCATAACTTTATCTTTAATAATATTATTTGCAGTATTAATACCGATGTAGCTAATATTATTGTCAGTTTTATTTGATATGAATAATCCAATAAATTCTAACCATGCATCCATGTTAAACTTTCTAATTGGACCGCTGTCTTTAATTGTGAAACTTTCAATATCTTTAAGTTTATTAAGGCCATCTTTTTTGTAATTGACGGTAATTGAATAAATTTCATTTGCTTCTATCAATTCATAATTAGAATTCTTCCTAACATACATTTTATGATTCAGCGTAGTAATTAAATCAACACCGCGCGCTTTAACGCTATACATCAGCCCAGTGTGTTTAAAACTAGGTACATCGGTTGGCTGCTGGAATTCAATTTCGTTAGTAATTTGGTTCAGAGTCGCAACGCGGTCGCCCATAGTAACCAATTTAATATTTTTCCAGCCGTTAGTAGTCAACACTTCATGATCGCCGGTTAAGCAGAACTTATCTCCGATAGCAATAGGGCGTATCTTTCGCATGGCAACCTTGCAAAACTTTTCATCATTTTCATTTCTGTTAATTATAACGTTATGCACGATGGCATCTTCATTTTCTTTATATAATAAGGAACGGTCCGATGTTGTAGTTTCGTCGGTTGTTTTATTAGTCTTTAATAATTTGCCAATTATAGCGTCGCCCTTAACAATTTTGGTACCTATTTCAATAATACCATTTTTTAATTTATCATATGAGCCGGCTTTAATATCGGCCGTTTTAGCTATATCAGGGCTGCCAAATTCTTCGCGCTGTTCCAGTTCGGTTTTATAGAACGTAAACTTTGAACCATTAAATAAACCGCGGTCTACAGCGCCCTGACTTACAACTATTGAATCTTCCTGATTATAACCGGAATAGCACATAATTGCAACTATGGCGTTGCTGCCGTTGGGAAATATATACTTACTAGCAACCGTCTTAATCAATGGCGTTTCGCATATGTACTGCAAGAACGTATCCTTGTCGCATCTATAAGGCCAATTCAAAGCAAACACACCGCACGTTTGACGGCACTGAGATGTCTGGAATGTAATTCGAGGGGGCTGGTTGTGGCTGGCATACGGCCCCGTAAGTGCTGTTAGGCCCAAAATGGACTGCGGTATATCGCAATGAGTAAATTCATTTAGTTCATTATTTTTTTCTTCGCGCAGCCTATCAAAGAACGGGCATACGTAACAATTTTCCTGTTCTTCCGGCGTTATGTATTCAATTAAATTATTTTTTACTAAATAATCAATATCAATAGTTTTCGAGCGCAGCCCTTCAATCACTTTTTTGTCGACGCCGATTCCTTGAATAAACTGCTTAGTTTTGGCGTATTCTTTTCCGGGAAACATTTCAGGGTCTCGTTTATTATTATATACAATAATAAGAGGCCGAGTAACACGCCCCATATCTACCCAAAATAATGCTTCGTCCTGAGTGTTATCCCAGTGTATTGTTGTAAGTGGATTAATTTTAAAACCTCGGCGCGCCATTCTATATTTCTTTACCAATTCCAAACTGTCTTTCGTGCATCCAATCCACTCGCCGTTGACGTATACATTTCTAAGGTTTTGTTCGTAAATCATACTGGTGTTTATGGTATCTAACGGCATAACTAACGCATCTTTTAATAAAACTTCTTTAATAACTTCGCTTGACGTCGCGCCCAAAATACTTGCAAATATCGCGAGCTGTTTATTAATGCCGACCTTTTCGCCGTCGGATGAATGAATGCAGCAGATATAGCCCAAGAATGACATGTGAACTCGCCGCATTTCACTGGCCCGCTCCGATTGCTTAGAGCTTTCGGCGCTTGTTGTAGTTACTTGACGCAACGTTGAATAAATGGCAATTTGATTTTTGCGGTCCAATAGCTGCGATGACAATCTATTAATGCGGGACTTTTTATTAACGGTTATCTTTGATTTATTGCCTGACGTAATAGCTTGTATGATGGACCGCTCAAAATCGGCGCCATAAACACTTGATTTAACAGATGCGGCCAAATCCACTTGACTAAATGGCATGGCCCTAAAATCTTTGACCAGGCGGCGTTTAATTTGCTGAATGATTGATGCATTAAAATATGTTTTAAATGTTTTGGCATAACTCATACCGGCGGCATGCACGCGCTTACTTTTATATGAGTCGCGGTCGGTCGCCTCCATATTGCCCATCTTGACCAGAAATAACTTTCGGATTATTAGACCAAGATACCTTAATTTTTTGGGGCGGTCTTCTGGTTTTAATCCAACATGTGGCAGAAAATTGCAGTCTAATATGTTAAATATTTTGCTAATGGCTAAATGATAGTTATCTGGTTTGTTATCTAAATCTAAATATTTAAAATCAGTGTTCTTTAATTCATCTACTATTAGCTTTACAGCATCTATTTGATTATATATATATCGGCCATTAATAGAATATTTGGCATTGATAGAATCTATAATAAAGTTAAGCATGTTTTTAGATATGTCGTTTTCATAACCATATAATATGTTATCAAACATTTCTTTATCGCTGGACCATCCTAACATACGAAATAATATATAAAAAGGCATTTGAATTCCTTTTAGGTGATTTCTAACTATTTCGCATGTCAGTTGATTGTCATTTAACAGCCTAACAAGGAAATAATCTGAATTTTGATATGTATCGCCCGGCTTGCTAACGAATTCAACGCGCATAACTTCTTTACTATAACCTTCATTCTTAAATATACGAATTTGATTGAATAAAATATTTTCAATACAATCAACAACCCATTCATTGCCATTAATAATAAAATAACCGCCTGGGTCCGTTGGGTCTTCATGTAAGCGCATGAGAGTTTCGCGCGAGCATTCATATGTGTTGCATAGAATACTTCTTACAGCAACCGGAACTCGGCAAAGTTTAAAATTTTCTATAGTATCGGTTCTAACTTTGGTTGTTCCGTTTTTATAATACGCGGTTGCCGTTATTGATGCGTTTACCCTAAGATTAGCGCTATAAGTTTTATCTTCTAAGAGTGCAACATTGGGATATAATATTTCTTCCTTTCCTGAATAATAATTAATAGTTGTGGGTCTATTTATAAAAACATCAGTAAATTTAATTAAAACATTAATATTTTCAATAAGCTTATCTTCGGGCGTGCTATCGCGTTGGTTTGCAATATCTTTTTCTACCTTGAAAACTTGGGTAATAATTTGCGGAATACCATTAGAATATAAATCATTAGCACTACTAATATGATGGTCTACAAGCCCCTTGTCGTCCAATTCAGCGTCTGCTACCATATATAAATCATCCTGGTTGATAGAGTAATCACATACATAAATTTTTTCAGTTACAAAATCTGGCGATTTGTTTGGTCCTTCGGTCTTAAAATCTGGCGATTTGTTTGGTCCTTCGGTCTTAAAATCTGGCGATTTGTCGGGTTTATTCGATGGTTTCGGCATTGCTTTATTTATAATTGCTTTTATATTTATATTGAAATAGTTTATACTATAACGTATATACTATATTCGGAATTTAACTTGTAATATTCTTATTATTATTTCAATTTTGACTCAAAAAAAATACATGGTTGCATTTCATTTTAGATTTTGCATTTCATTTAGATTCCGTGGTCTCTAATATATCTACTAATAATATTATCTATCGCATTGGTCATATTTACATAATTTTCATCTGTATATACTATTTCCGAATTATTAACTATTTGAGTATTATCAATTGCTTGTTGAATTTCTATGCCAGCCTGCTGGATTTCCATGCTTGCGTTGTTCTCTGCATCAACTACGGCGCCTACAGAGACCTGGCTTGCAGAGACCACGGCGGAAACCTGGCTTGCATCGTTTTCATCGTCGTAGGATGAATCACCTTCATCATAATTAATAATTGGCATAGACCGAGGTCTATCAAATACGTCGATATTATTTGGAATTGCTTGAATATTTTCAAAATTCTCATCAATATTTTGAGAATATGGAATATCGACATCTTCTTCCGTAGATATGTCATCTTCATCAATAGGCGGTTGTGCAGCTCTAGAATTTATCATATCTGCTAATCTAATTAAAAATAAATTTCTAACTACTTCCGATGGTCGCGGTTCTAATTGACCGGGGAATGTTGTATATATAGATATTTTACACATAGGGCATGTTGGGTTTCTAACAATCCATTGATTTATGCAGTTAGTATGGTATTTATGAGCGCATGGTAAAAACTCAGGATTTGTCGTTATTTCTTCCAAACAAATGCTGCAGTTATCTGACATTATATATCTTAACTACCTATATTTTAATTCATTTTTTAAAAATAATATAAATATTGTAAAAAGGTTTGAAATATAAATATTGTAAAAAGGTTTGAAATTAATACAAATACAAGTATAATGAATAAAACTTTTTCTGAAAATAATATATTTCAGATGAATGACATAAGTATAATAGATGTAATTCCTGAAAATAATATATTTCAGATAAATACAACATCTGAAAATATATTTCAGATAAATACAATGAAAACCGATACACGTTTCTATAAAAGAGGTTTAATCGAAGATATAATGTTTGAACCATGCATTATTGAGACGGAATCCGACGCAACAAACAAAATTTCTAGAAAATTATGCGACCATCTATGGCTATTTAGTTTTAACCTGATGTCGCATATTAACAAATTAAACCCCAAACTTGATTTTAATAACATAAAATTATTAAATACGGGCAATGGAAAAGGCGGATTTATAGGCGGAATATTTCATTTTTTAAACAATAAAGATATAGATTGGATAGGCGTAGACTTAAAAAACAATAAAAATAATAGCAACTACGTAAAGCTAAAAAATACTTTAGATAAGTACAAGTGTAATTATAAACTATTATGCGCTGATATAACTGATGTGTCAACAATATCACATGTTAAAAAAACGATTGAAAATCAATTTAATGATGTTAATTTTATATACAATAATATAAAACCATCTGTTATTAATGACCGAATTATGATTGCAGTATCGGCGTTAGCTTTATATTCTCTCAGCCCTAATGGTATTTTTATTTCAAGAATACTTGAACCGCCGCATTGGGACACGCATTTTAAAGATTATTTACTATTAATATCGCTGATTTTTAAGAAAACAAATATTGTAAGATTCCCATCATGCAATAAAAAAAAAGTGCAGTATAGATATTATATTGTAGGATGTAGCAAAAAAAAGCTAGCATATAATAATATAGTAGAATCGAGGCTCATGCATATATTAAAGAAAAAAAAGGATACACTAACTATAAGTTTAAATAATGCTGAATGGGATGCCAAGTTAAATAATATAAAAACAATATACAATAAATGTTCAAATCCTATAGATGACCTTCACGATATTATAAGTAAACTATGTATTTAGATTTACACATTGAATATACAATAAATGTTCAAATCCTATAGATGACCTTCACGATATTATAAGTAAACTATGTATATAGATTTACATATTGAATATATAAATAATTTATAAATATAAAATGGCAACAATCAATCAAACCAGCTGCAAGTATCATGAAAAGCCCAATAAACCCATTACAGCAGGCAATGATTCAGACGTAGTTGATATTAAACTGCTCAAATATTATATGGTTAATTTAACTGCATTATGCAATGATATCAAGCAAGAAACCCAATTAATTAAAAATAAGTTATCTCAATATGATATGGACTTGGAGTTACCCGATGAGGAGCCAGAACCAATTGAAAATGCGGATGACAAGATTAAACAGAAGCCTGTAAAGAGGCGTGTTAAAAAAATAAATATTTAATAATTTATGAGCAATTTAATTTATGTAAAGTTCGATGAGCTTTTTGGCATATATTATCGCAATAATAGACATTCTTACATTTACAGCGTTTTAATATAACCTGTCGATTTGAATAGCCGCATCGCGCGCAGTTATGCATATCACTCATGGGATTATTTACAATCATAGTTATAGTATCTGTTAATTTTTTGATTTCGTGGCGATCTATATCCTTTTCTTCAGATTCTAAATATATTTCCATGTTTTCTATATAATTTAACAAATTATATTCGCCAACCGCGCTGTCTAATATGGCGTATATACCATAATCTTTCGGCACCCATATTTCACGGCTATTGCCATTAATAACGTGCGTTTCTTTTTTAATAATATGATCGGCAATTTTATCATTAACAAATAAAATCAAGTTTAATTTACAAATTTTATGGTCAATTATAGGATGATATGTAAAATGTTCTTTTTTGATTTCTACATCTTTATATGAAATAGTAATAGTTTCCAGCTGTGACGGCTGCCAGTATTTATATTTAATAATAGACCAACCCGGTAAATTTACTTGGGCCGCCAATTCTGACACTAAATGTTTATATTTTCTTTGGTATAATGGAGTTATAATCAATTCTATATAATCTTTCCGCTCGGGTAGCACAAACGAATTTCTTACATCAACGCCAAATAAAATACCAATTTTGCCAGTTAAATCAAATTCTTTTATGATATTATCTATTATCTCGCGGGCCTTGGTATGGTCTTCATAAGTTCTGTTAAGTAATAGTTTCTTTAATTCGGCTTCATTTTCCGAAAACCTGACCCAAAAGGCTGCGCGTTGCTCCATGTCTATAAATTAAAATAAATATTTCAATTTTGCGTAAAAAAAAATACAAACTTATACGTTTACTTAATATCAGACGATTTGGCATAAATTACCATAGATGCATCTGGCGGTCGAATAACTACTTTTTCACCGTCTGGTGATGTTTGAAAAGTTAAATGATGTGCTAAATCATCACGAATGCATCCAAACCTAAAATGCTCCTCAAATTCAGGAAACTCAATACACATCGCAGATACTACGTCTACTAAAATAGAGTCGGCAGGTGCCATCTTATATTCGTCGCAAACACCAGCCATACGGCCAGCCGTAGCAATTATGGCCGATATAACCTTCATTCCGCGCATCGTATCCGGTATAACGAACCACATTTAAAGATGTATTAAATATTCACTTTTTTTTAAAACACTTTTTAAAAACGCAAATTAATGAATGGCCTTCTTTATGAGTTCGACCATGTCGCTGGCCTTTGGTTTTGTTTTAAGCATTTGTGTAACGGTGCAGCAGCTCGCGTATCCTTGAGTAATCGCCATATATGCCAGTATACATCCGAAATCATCGCCAGTTTTTTCATATTTTTGCCTTACGTAATCTTTGACCCTATCTTTCAGCGCGGCCTTCTTAGATTCCCAGGAATAATTGTATACAACAATTTCATCAGAAAAAACTTCAAGACCCATGCCGCCCGATTTAGATTTGATAAAATCGGCCGTTACAATAGCCGCCAACCCAGAAACCTTGACGTGCGGATAATCGCATTTATATTCTTCATGCGTTGGCGGTTTAGTTTTTTCTTTGGGAATTGCAGTCATTTCGGGAAGTTTGGCTTCTACTGATGCCATTAAATCTTTTAGTTTTGTATCATCTATGTTTATCTTCCCGCTTACTGCGACCTTAATTGTTTTTTTAATGGAATCGCATAACTCGGCCGCAATATAATTAAATACGGTTCTATCATTTTTACCGCCCAATAATTTTATATTCTCAGCGTATTTTGAATACATTTTTGCTGGGTCCAGCGTAGAAAAAGCCAAACCAACAGTTTTTCTAAGCATACTAAAGCTGCCTTGCGTATTCCATGTAATTACAAACTTGCCATCTATAAAATCACAATCAATTCGGCTAACACGCGTTCGCGATAGTTCTAACGGCGAACCTATAAATTTATCGCGAACAGTTTCAAATAATGCATACGCCAATGCCGAACGCTCAGCATCATTCACTAATTCGCATGGATTATTAGATTTTAATCTAATTAGATTAATCTTTGAGCAGTTAAATGGAGTACCCATCATAACCGCTATATCGGGCATTTTTTTACATACGCCAACTGTGATTTCTATTTGCTTTGATTTTGTATTCATTATTATATTATATTTTATATTAAAAATTGAAATATTTAAAATTACATATAGAAATGAGTATATTAGATTATACTGCGGAAGAGCATAAACAATGGGTTTCTTCGTTATCAAATGAAGATATTGCCAATATACTAAATATAGTCGCTTCAATTCCAAACTATAAAAGGCAAACCGAGTCTGATATTGCCGCGGTTAAAGGAAAAGCTGGCGAAAATAAATTTGAAAGCATATTTGAAAAGCATATGCCGAGCGACTACGAACTGAGCAATGTTGCAAAAAAAGGAAAAGCTGGCGATTTTATAGTTAAATGGACATCACCTAAAACCAATAAATTATATAAAGTACTTATAGATGTAAAAAATTATAAAAATACAGTGCCAAGTTTAGAAGTAGATAAATTTCATCGTGATGTTAATCTTAACAACGTTAATGGCGGTCTGTTATTATCATTAAACTCACGCATTGTTGGCACAAATAAAATTATAGAATTTAAAAATTTAATGACCGATAATGGATTAGTATCTTTGATATTATTAAATAATAATACTCCATCGGTAATTGCTGAAATAATTAAATTACTATTTCATGTAATAGAAATAAAAGATTATAATAAAAGCGATGCGTGCAAGAGCAACGAACTTGTTTATAGTATTAATCAATTAAGTGATAGCATTCAAACTATAACATCGTGTCGTGATATACTACAAACATCTAAATCGGATATCGAAAAAAGTTTAAACACAATAATGGTTAAACTAATTGCATGCGAGCAAGAATTAATTTCTAAAATAAAACAAATTGGTGTGTTATTAATATAGAATATTATTAAAAAGGTTTTATTAAAAAAAAAGAGCAACGGGCTCAATTTTTTTCTGGAAGCCTATACCTACAACACCTACACTGCACAATCGCTATATGCTGGGCCTATCTATACCTACAACACCTACACTGCACAATCGCTATATGCTGGGCCTATCTATACCTACAACACCTACACTGCACAATCGCTATATGCTGGGCCTATATCTATACAACACCTACACTGCACAATCGCTATATGCTGGGCCTATATCTACAAATCTCTCTCGCAATAAACACCGCTCGCAACTCTCTCCGCACTCTCTCCATATTTTTTAACCAGGTTGTTTCCTGCGCTCAAACCTAGAGCTAGTAGGAACCATATCGCTTATAGCCATCATCGTCGGGATCGTGGCGACGAACGACAAAGTTGCCATAGTCGCCATCGTCGCCCCAATTCTCTTTAATCGGATCAATGAGTTCCACGAGAAACTCGAAACATACCCTGGCAATGTCCGCAGGCATAAATTCAGTTAGAACACCAGTCGCCATTATCATGGTATCGATATCTGAATCGTCTAGAACCGGCGAATTCCAAAAATGAGCCGGGGGACTTCCGGATACTACTATCCTCGGCAAGTTCGGTGTAAAATAAGCCGGACTGGGCCTTCCGGATACTACTATACTCGGCAAGTAATATCCGAACATATTGATGTTTCTATTAGGCACCACTACATAGCAGTCGTACAGTCGTGCTTTGGCAGTGATCTGGTCGGCAGATATTGGGCCAATACCATACATGTGGTCACGCGTCCAGTCATCCGGATACTGGCAGCAACGTTCGTTGTCATCGTGGTCTCCATTGCAGCTGGAGCCGCAATATCGGCCAACAACGAAGATGCCGGCAGATTTGATCTCTGATGTTATCAGACCGAAAAATGGTTTGACCGTCGTATCCTTAGGAAGACGGTCCAGATACCATGCCAAAAATGCGTCTTCCGGCCGCAAAATGGTATTAATTTGCTGTACGCCCATCGCAAGTTTCGCCATCTCAAGTTTATTACTTGAGATAGACAAATCAATGTTCGCCATCTCAAGTAATAACCTCCACACCACGTATTCTCACACTTTAATTAATATAGCTAGTAAATTTTCCATTTTTTATTTTGTCTTGCATTTTGGGTTTATTTTAAAATGGGCAGCTTTAGATGATTTAGGAACTATATGTATAATGCTTTTGGATTTGGTGCCGTATAATGCATCAGAACATCCCTTTTCTTTTTTTGATTTTTCTTGTTCTTTTAGTATATCGGATTTATGTTCTTTCTCGTTGCATCGTGCTCTAAAATGCTCATATCTATCACGAACTTCTTCATATGGTATATCTATTTTTTTGCCGAGCATTTTATTTACACAGTTATGAAATCGATAAATAAAACGAGAAAATGAATCGCGACTATCCATTACGCCGGGGCAAAATCCAGCTGCTTTTATATTATTCTTAAAGTTTGCCCGACAGTAAACGCACGGGAGCGTGTGCTCTAACGACATTAAAAATGTTGTGTAATTTTTTTTGTCTTCATTTGTTGGTTGTACAGGATAATTAAAACTAGTTATATGCAGTGTATGCCATATTAATGGGCCGAAAATGGCTGATTGCATTCCATTTGATGATTCGTAGTCCTTTTTTTGGAATACACTCATCTATATTATACAAAAAAAATATAGAATAATAAACTATTATTTGCGCCATTCAACGGGCATCTGTATTCTGTGCTTTTTAAACACAGGTTTAATGATACTATAATTAGTTAATAATAGGTTATAGTATCGAATAAATGTACTCTTACTAATATTGCATTCTTTTACGATTACATCTTTTGTTATAGCTTTTAATGAAGGTATTCTATTAACTAATAAATATATGGCGCCAATGCATTTGGTTGTGGTTCTTGAATCGTTATTAATATGAATGTTCTTTTTTTCCGCTCTTGCTATAATATCTACAATAAATGGCTTGTATGTATCTGGTATGTTTAATGCCGGAAAATATTGGTCTAAATAATCTGTAAGTGGGCGCAGTGTTGTTGGTATACTTATAATTTTCTTTTCATTTAATTCCTGTATAACGCGGTCGCCGTGTGACAAGAATCGCTCTTCTATTTCCATAACACTTGCTATTTCGCGGGGCGTTTTTGTAATATGATTCATAACACAAGCATAAAATAAACAGGCGCCCAGTACACCTTTTTTTCCATTGCCCCTGAACACATAATTATTTTCTTTGATTTTACTAAATAATTCTATAGCTAATTTAATGGCATTTTTGGGAATTTTTTTGCCTTCGTACTGATAATTATAATTATACATATCCTTTTTGTTGTTATTATGACGAAATGATGAATAATTGGCACACGTTTTTAGAAAACTGCGCTGATAGCCATAGCTATTGGGACCCACGAAATTAAAGCTAATGAAAGCATTATTAGATACATTATGGTCTTTCTCGCTAGCAAAGCTAAACTTGGATTCGTCATCTATTTCCAGCGTTTCCAATCCGCATGATGGACAAAATATAGAACCGTCTGAAGCTGTTCCCTCCACATCACACTTGGCGCATATATTTAACTTAGATATTGAGTTTTGAACCATGGCAACCTCGAGGTCGACTGATTCATTATCTTTATCTAAATTATTATACATGCTATATTCGGGCATATCGGATTCATTTGAAATGTCTTTTAATAACTGCATCCATTTATCAGACTCTTCGTCGTCGGAATTATTATTTAAACATTCAAAAGTTTTGCTATCAAAATCGGTATCCATTTGGGCAGTCATATACAGGTTATTTAATTTTCATTTTTAATGTTTAAATGAAAAAATAATTTATTGCAGTTCTTAGAACATATGCATATACTTCGCCAAGATTTCGGCATTTACTTTATCATATTCGGCTACGTAGTTATCATAAGATTCAAATGAACTTTTGTATATAATGTCGCGTACTTCGCCTGTGATGCCTTTACTTTTAGTCTTGTAATCAAGCTCGCATTTTACATACAGCTTGGCGGCTTCACTGTTCATGGGGCTTGATGGATTTGGCACATCCAGTAATAATTCAATACTATTAATAACGGCATCGAAATCATATGCTGGGGACCACTTGGATTGTTCATTTAAAATATCGACGCAGATGCCGCCTGTCACGCCAATATTTGGGTGAAAGATTTTTGTTAGAAATGTTACTCGCGGCGGGTTAAATGGGAATAAGCATGTCGTGCTAAATTTTGCCTTGAAATGTAGGATATGATTTTGACCTTTATAGTGGCCTCCCTTAATATCTAATAAAACATAGAACGAATCAAAAGATTCATCTACCTGAACTATCCTGAACCGGGAATTTTCTTGAGCCTTGATAAACTTTTTGGCAATAATTCCAGGCCATTTGCGGATTTGACGTTCGTCGATTGACATTTTCTTTTAATAGATAATTATGATTTAATAAAATTCAATTTTTAAAATATATATAATGGAAGTACATTGCGAATTAATCGAAGCAAAAAAAAGACAAATAAAATCATTTGATAATAATGGTAAATATAAGTATGTCGATTCGTTTGAAAAGCCTTTAAATATTTTAGATGCAAAGGTTCTCATTACGCAACTTAACGGGATATTA